TTGACCACCTACTCCAGAGCCCTTGAGGGGCTTTGGACTACCGGAAACAAGCTTCAAGCCCATGCCACGCGTCTGGGCTTTGATGGTGTTGGCCACGGGTTCAGAGGTAGCTCGCGCTTCCTCCTTGGCAGCCGCTTCGAGAACTCGGCCGAGGTCCTTGAAGTGAGATTGAACTGCCCGATAGAGAGAGCGATCCACCTTCCAGAGCTTCCGGCCAATGTCTTGAAGCTCTTGGGTGTTGCAGACCACGGTGGAGTTGGCTTTCGAGCTTCGGATCTTCTTCAGCTTGAAGTCAGCCATGATTTCCGCCCTTGTTGGCTTCGGCACGGATGGCGTCAATCTGAGTGAACAGACTGATCGCATCCTTGTAATCGAGGAGTTCGTACTCCCAAGGCCTGATGTGAAAGAAGTGGGCCAGCTCGCCCATGTACTCCTGAAACTTTTCCTCTAGGCGTCGGCCGCCGCCTCGATAGGGACATCGGCTTCCTTTGCCTCGACGGGCGTGACGAACTCAAGAGCGTCAAGGTCGAAGTCAACATCCTTGAACTTCACGCGCGGGTCCTTGCGACGCTTGAGGAGCCAGATGAGAGCAACCAGGGCTGCCATCGATCCAGCCTGAAGCGATGCGCTCCACTGGTCGAAGGTCATACCAGTGGCTGACTCCATTGCGATAACTTCCTGCGCTCGGAGCTTGTTGTTGAACTCGTAAGTCTCGCCGTCAACGATGACAGTGAAACCTGCAGGCGTGATTGGGGTGGTGTCGCTCATGCCGACACTCCTTCCTTGGTTGATGCTCAGACGGTGGTGTCGGCCGAGACGATGGTGATCTGTACTGGTGTGTTGGTGCCGTCGGAGAAAGCGGTGAAGGCGACCTTCTGGGTGAGGATGTCCGGACCCTCAACGCTGGGGCCACCCGGCTCATCGATGTAGATGGCAGGGAGGATGACGTTGAACTGGGCGTTGGTACCGGTGGAGCCGATCTCGGCACCGGTGAACGAGAGCTCGAGGCTCAGCGGGGCACCAGCGAGGAACTCGTTGTAGATGTCCATCGTTGCGAACTCCACCTCAGCGGTTCCGCTGATGTCGACGAATGCATTGCGAACCTGCTCGAGCTTGGTCAGTGAACCAAGAGTCCGGCGGTCCTTCGCCAGGCCAGTAGAGCCCTTGATCTCGACGGTCTTGACCGCACCGGCCGGAGTTGCGCCACCAGAGATGGTGACCTCACCGTCTGACGTCGTCGCTGTCCCGCCGAGGGTCAGGCTGCCCTGAGCGAAGTGAAGGGGTGAACCACCGGTTCCCGAGTAGCTGGGAGCGACGTACGTCTCAGAGATGCTCGAGTTCACGCCGTCGACCGTCAGCGCCAGCGTGGCGATCTGACCGGTGGAGACGGCAAGTGTCCACTCATCGACCTTGATGCCGGTGTAGCTGAAAGCATTGACGGAACCATCCACCGACGGACGGCCGACCTGCACCGAGAGGGCGCTACCAGTCGGGTCACCGAACGCGTGTACCTGCTTGGTGACACCCGCAGTGGGCGTGCTCACGATCGGGGTGCTGCCAAGTGAGTGCTTGACGAGGAGCCCGAGGCCGCCGCTGTCCGTCAGGTCGAGATCCACAGAACCGCTGACGTCGACCGCGGTGACGACACGCCGCGACGCGGGGTGAACCGCTCCGGCGCCGAGGACTTCGCTCACGACGGTGGTCTTCTTGAGAGCGAGCTGCTCCTTCTTGAAGTAGAACCAGCGCGTGGGTGCGGTGTAGGTGCCCGGAGAGGTCTCCTCGGCGACGCCGAAGGTACCGCCGAGACCGGAAGGGATGGCCATGATTACTGCTCCTCGGTTGTGGCGTCAGACGAGGTCTCGTCGGACTGGATTGGGGTTGGGATTGGGTTGTTGACAGGCTGGAAGACGTTGGGTTGGCACTCATACGAGGGGTCAGCACCATCGACGACGTTGAAGACGTCGCCTGGCTGAACCGTCTTGGCGATGGTCAGGCCGTAGCCAATGACCAACTCCTGATCGGTGACATTGCGAAACTGAGACACAGGGGCTCCTAACTAATGCGGGCGTAGACGTTGAGGTTGATGTCGAGCTGGGCCGCGGAACCCTCGAGGTTGGTGACGCCCTGCTCGTACTCGAGGACGCCAACGTGGCAGTAGATGACGCCGGGCGTTCCGCCGAGGGTCGGGTCTGCACGGACAGCGGACAGGATGGCGTTGTAGGCCTCCTTGATCACTGCCCGGCTTCGGGCCTGGTCGATGGTGCCGTCCCAGGCGAAGATGCGGCTCTCGATGGCGTAGCGCTCATCGAGCGGGAAGGACGGAGCGCCCGAACCGATGCCGGCCGGCTCTTGCTCCCAGCCAGTAGCTCCGAGGACGGCGGCCACGTAGTCGTACTCGCCGACACGAGGTTCGCCGTCAGAGACGTGCCACTTGGTGGACGTGGTGCTGAGCGCAGAGGTCAGGAGTGCGACGTAGCGGTCGTAGACATCGAACATCGTGGTGGAGTGTGCGACCGCCATTAGAAGAACGCCTGGGTCTTCTGGGATGGCTGAAGAAGCTCTCGTACGACATTGGGAACGAAGAACCCGAGGATCATCGAACCGTTGCTCGGCTCGTTGTCGTCGAGGCTTCCGTCGCCGATCCAACCACGGAGCATGGGACGTGCCTGCGTGCGGTCGTAGTGGACGCGGATGAGCTGGAGCGCTGCTTCGGTGACGTTCGGTGGGACTGTCTCGAGGCCTGCGGTGTACTCGATGCGGACTTGCTGCGGACCGTATTCGAAACACATTGTCGAGCCGCCAGGGCCACGGCGGGTGACTCGACCTGGAGCCTCGAACTGGAAACTGAACATGGTGCCGGCGGTCGGGTTGTCGACTTGGGTAAGCACGTGCTCAATCGGACCCCACCATTCCGAGACGGCCTCGACAGAGACCGCAGGGCGATTGCGAAGGATGATCGACTGAGAGCCGCCGTCGTACCACTCTGTGCAGGACCGCTGGAGGATCGGGCCAGTGATGTGCTCGATGACCGGGACGATGTCGAGTGCCATCTGGGTCAAGCGAGAGTCGTGCGACCGATCGTCGGAAGGAATGTTGAGGGCTTCTTTGATCTCGGCCAGCGAGACGATTTGAGAACCTCCCGCGGTGACGAGGTTCTCCTCGATGGAGATCGTGAGGTAGCCCTGCGTCGGGATGGTGAACGTGCCGCCGGAACCGTTCGTGACGATCCAGGAGCCCATGTACTCGCCAGCTGTTGCAGTCTGCTCAGAAGAGAATGCGAAGGAGACTTGGCCTGTGGCGGCGTCAACGATCTCGGCCTCGGCGTTGATCGCCGGGGTAGAAGCAGTGAGCGTCCGCATGACGAAGTGGACGGTGCAGCCGGTCAGATCTACGGGAGTTCCCGTGGAGTCTGTAAACGTCTGAGTGAGGTACGGGAGCGAGTCGCCCTGCCTGATGGTGAAATCGAACTGGGCCACAGCGCCGCCCTCCTCTCGATGGTGGGTGACCTACTTGGTGACTGCGGTCTCGGCCGCAGCGACGTCCTTGGCGACGTCGGCCTTGACGTCAGAGACAACCGTCTTTTCGACCTGAACGCCTGCATCGGCGAGAGCTGTTTTGAGGTCTGCCTTACGAGTCTCGAGCTGCTTGCGCGCCTGAGTGGCTTCCGCCTTTACGACGGGACCGACGGCTGCCTTTTCACGCTGAACTGCGGCAGCGAGCGCGTCCTCGATGTGCTTGGCTTCAGTCTTGAGTGCTTCGACGAATGACATGGTGTCCCCTTTCGGGAGATCGTGTGGACCGGGTGGGTACGTGGGAGAAGGGTGGAGGCGGTTCAACGGCCAGGGGATTGCCGGACAGGCCTCATGTACACCCCTCCCCCACGTACCCACCCGATCGAAACCGGGTGGGTACGCAGAAGGGGTTAGCCCTCTGAAGGTGGCTTAGAAGCCCGCCGGGTTGGCCAGGCCGGTGCCCGAGATGATCGAGACCGACTCGCCGCGACGGCAGAGCGCCGACACGTAGCCGTAGCAGCGGTACCGCAGGGTGTTGGTGGCGGAACCCGGGGCCCGGAAGACCTCGAGGGTCGGGCCAGCTGCGGTCTCCATCGCCCAGATCTCACTCATGATGGCGGTGATGATCGGGGTCGTGGAAACCTCGCTGACGGTCGCCGACGGCAGGTTGCCGTCGAGGATGACGTCCGAACCGATGGCCAGCTTGCCTGCGACGCCCTGAGCGATACCCGTCGGGGTGACGCCCTGCGCGTTGTAGTTGGCGAGGCCAGTGCTCGCGACAACGGGACGACCAGTAGTGTCAGCCTCGGAAAGCAGATTGTACCACTGCGCCGGGGTCATGATCGTGGTGGTCGGGATGTTGCCGATCTTGCGGTTCGTGGCGATCTGGCTCACGGACTGTGCGACCGCAGTCAGGAACTCCTGAGCAGTGGGGCTGCTCGAGGTGAAGGTCACGTTGTTGGCCTCGGCCAGACCCTGGATGAAGCTCAGGATGTACTCGTCCTTGGCGCGCACGTACTCAGCCAGGAGGTCCTGGGTGATGACGAGATCGAAGATTCCGTTGGTGGAACGCTCGACTGCCTTGAGACTCACGTCGTAGAAGCCGGCCACGGTGTCGACAACGCCAGTGACGGTGTCCTCGACGATGTCCCGGTTGTCGATGTCCGTGTTCTCAGTGCCCTGGACACCAATCTGAGTACCAGTCGCGACACGCGGCACGGTGAAGGTGTTGCCGTCAGTCTGGAGCTCAACCTGCTTGCAGGCGTCCCAGGTCGGGCTGGCCCAACGCAGAGCCTCAGCGAACTGAGCCTCGAGCCACACGGGCGCGGTGAAGTCGCCACCTGCACCAGCAGTTGCCGAGCCGGCACGGGTCTCGAGGATGTTCTTGGCGTGACGAGCAAGACGCTCGTTGGCCTGGTCGACATTGCTGCCACCGACAAGGCCGTTGTGAGCGGCGAGGTCGCGGAAGAACGACACCTCGTGGGAGTTGTCCGCACGGTACTCGTGGGGCTCGTGGGTGATGGTGACCTTGGCAGCAGCAGCCTCGGCGATGTGGCGCGAACGCTCCACAGCCTCCTGGAGGTTGATGCGATCGGTCAGGTCCTTCATCTGGGCGGTGAGGCTCGCACTGCGGGTCTCCTCGTCCTCGGTGAGGGAACGGGTCTCGGCCTCGACGGTGTCCAGGATCTCCTGGGCCTCCGCGGCCACGGCTGCCCGACGCTCGATGAGCGTCTCGAGCAGGGTCTTGTCGGTGTCCGACATATTGACTCCTTAGAAGGAAAGGGGCGAGGCATCCGCCACGCCATGGGTGATGGTGTGTGTCCAGGTGGTGCCACGGGCGCGTCAGGTGGTGCCCCTCGAAAGGGGCCCGGCGTGACGGTGCGCGGTCCGGCGTGGGCGGGTTGGTCAGCCCTGAGCTGCGAGCATGCGGAGGCGAAGAATCGCCGCCGTGGTGCCACGGGTCTCAAGGGTGTCCGTGTCGCCCCGAGTGGCGTCGACGTCGTTGTCGGCGCCCTCGAGGACTTCGTCCTGGGCTTCATCTGGGTTTGTGACGCCCAGGGTGTCGCTCAGGAGAATCTGGCTGAGGTCGACAGCAGAGTCTGCGATGCCGGTCAGCGTGAGAACTGTTACAAGAAGAGCCTCGACCTCGGGGTCCAGGCTGCGGGTCTCGTTGAAAATGGTAAGCGCACGGAAGGCGTCCTGCAGGGAGTCTGCGGTGATGCCGCGATCGGTGAGCTGGTTGCGGAGCGTGAAGAGGTTGGCCGTCGCCGGGTTGGCTCCGTGCTCGACGATCGAGACGTCGCCACGGTGCAGGTTGGCGGAGAGCACGCGGCGCTCCTGGCCGTCGGGAGTCCACTCTTGGCGGTCCACGCGGAACCCGAATGACATTTCGTTGAGGTGGC